GGGCGTCGTCGACACGCCGACGCGGGCACAGATCATCCGCGCGGTCTCAGAAGACCCTCGCTACGGCACGCTCGCCGGGCAGGCGTGCCTGGCGCGCGAGATCACCGAGGCCGAATACGACATGGCGAAGACCGTCGCCGCGACCGTCGCGGATTATCACCGGGCGTTGCAGATCGCCGGCGTCGCGTCCCCAGCGGCAGAAGCGGGGCGGGCCGGGGCGAAACCAGACCCAGATACAGAGGCCGGGCAGGCGGAGGCGAAGCGCCATCAACGCGCCATCGCCCGGTATGACCGGATGCGGGAGGCGTTGCTGTTGCGCGGCAAGTCGATCTGCGACGCGACGGTCGATTTCTGCACGGACATCCCGTGCGATTGGCAGCGGCGCACGTGGGCAAAGGTCGGCCTGACGCAGCTTGTCGAGACCGCTCGCGGGAAAAATGTCGCGAGATGGGGTTGACATGCGTGCGCGCACGTGCGTAAGCTGCGGCATAAATATAGGGTGCCATCCGTGTAAATCGGCTGGCGCTTTTTCGATTCGGACAAGCCGCGACGGCGGCAAGAGTTTCGAGGGGCGGGGCTGTCATTGCGGGCCTCGATATGCGCCGGAGACCAAGCGACCGCAATCAAGCTTGGCGTAGGATGCGGGCATCGGCCCCGCTGTTCACCTTCGAGAAGCGGCCGGCCTCCTCTCGAATTCAATCGATCTTACCCAAGATCACGCATAACCCGATCACGAAGGCGCGCCTCCACATCCCTGAGCCCCGCTCAGCGGGCAGGATAACACGCTCTTGCTGGCCATCGGCTCACCCCGCCGCGCCGCCCTGAATGTCGTGTCTGTCCGTCAACTCCTGGACGAGGCCAAGGCCCTCCGCAAAGGCCGACGCTCCCTCAATCGCCGCGTCGGCAATGCTCTTCGCGACCGTGCGGCTTCCGATCAGGACGGCGGCAAGGCGATGCGCTGCCCTCATACCGGCGTATGGCTGTTCGACCGTCCCTTCGCCGACCGCTTCATGCGCGATGGCGGCACGGTCCTCGTCAAAGCCCACAACGATCGCATCGCCGGGCAGGGTAGGTTGAAGCTCGTCACCGACGGCCCCGTCAAAGCAGTCGTGGCGGCGGCGTGAGCGCGGGCGCCACTGACCATAAAGCAGGTTAAACGGGCCTTGTGACGAAGTATGGATAACGCAAAGCAACGGAAACGTGCCCCGCGCCCTGGCGAAGGGAGGCCAACGACCTACCGCCGAGAATACGTCAGGCAGGCCGAAGTTCTGGCCAATCTGGGGGCGACCGATGCCGACTTGGCCACCGCCTTCGGCGTTTCCATTATGACAATAAGGCGCTGGCAATCATCCCATGAAGAGTTTTGTTGTGCCCTAAAAGTCCAGAAGGGAAACGCGGACGATAGGGTCGAGCGCAGCCTGTATCAGCGAGCCGTTGGATATTCGCACGACGCGCAGAAAATCGTCGTCGATCCGAAGACGGGGCGGACGACGACTGTCGAATATGTCGAGCACTACCCTCCAGATACGACAGCCGCCATCTTCTGGCTGAAGAACCGACGCCGCGAGCAATGGCGGGACAAGCAGGAAGTCGAGCACTCAGGGGGGCTGGAAATCAAGGACGCTGCCGCCGATGAGGCCAAACGTAAACTTGCTGCGCTCATTGCCGGCGGCGCAGGCAGAGATGTGGCTGGAAAGCCTGACGCCTGACCAGCTAGCGGCTCTGAACTATGATTGGACGTTCTGGGGGCGACAATCTCAGCAAATCCCGGATGGCGAGTGGCTGACGTGGCTCATCCTTGCGGGGCGGGGCTTCGGAAAGACGAGAACCGCCTCTGAGAGTGTGCGGATATTGGTCAAGCGTGGATATGGGCGGCTCGCCCTCGTGGCTGAAACAGCGGCGGACGCGCGCGACGTCATTGTGGAGGGAGAAAGCGGCATCTTGAGATGCTCGCCCCCGTGGGAGCGGCCGGTATACGAGCCGTCGAAGAGGCGGTTGACGTGGCCGAATGGCGCGATCGCGACGCTCTATAATGGGACAGAGCCGGATCAGCTTCGCGGCCCGCAGCACGACGCGGCTTTGGTGGACGAGCTTGCCAAATATGCCTACGCGCAGGAGACGTGGGACCAACTGCAATTCGGGCTCCGCATCGGAGCCCGCCCTCTTGCGATTGTAACGACAACTCCGCGCCCGATCCCTCTTATCAAGTCGCTTATGGCCGCGCAGACGACATTCGTTACCAGAGGGCGCACCCTCGACAACGCAGAGAACCTTGCGGCGTCATTTATCTCCTCAATTCAAGAGCGATACGCAGGGACAAGACTTGGGCGCCAGGAACTGGACGCGGAAATCCTTGATGATGTTCCAGGTGCGCTTTGGGCGCGCTCATGGCTGGACGCCTCCCGCCGCAAGCCGGCGGAATGTCCGACGATGCAGCGCGTCGTCGTGGCGATCGACCCGTCAGGAACAAGGGGTGACGAAGATGATGGGGACTCCATCGGCATCGTTGTGGCTGGAAAGGGAGTAGACGGCCGCGCCTATGTGTTGGCCGATCGCTCATGCAAACTATCGCCTGAAGGCTGGGCGCGCATGGCGGTCACGGCATATCGGGAGTTTTCTGCGGACAAGATTATCGCCGAGCGTAACTATGGTGGCGCGATGGTAGAAGCCGTTCTGCGTTCGGTAGACCGGGCTGTCCCCTACAAAGAGGTTGTCGCCTCGCGCGGCAAGGTCATCCGAGCAGAGCCCGTCGCATCTCTCTATGAGCAGGGCCGCGTTTCCCATGTCGGGAGCTTCGCAGACCTTGAGGACCAGATGTGTCTATTCACGACGGACGGATACATGGGGAAGGACTCGCCTGACCGCGTTGACGCTCTCGTGTGGGCGGTCTCTGAACTGATGCTTGGCGATTCGTTTGACCTCGCATCCTATTTAAAGGCATACGGCTGATGGCATCGATTGCACGACAGGCGCGCCGCATGGCGGGGGGCGCATCCGCCACCGCAAAGCCAGTCGCCGACTCGATGCAGAACTTGCAGGCGCGCCTTGGGCTCGGGTCCGGGAATGTCGCCGAAGCCACATCCTACGGCTTCAACCCGATCACGCGCGAGCGCCACAAGCTGGAGATGATCTATCGGGGGACATGGATCGGCGGCGTCGCTGTCGATGCGGTCGCTGAAGACATGACGCGGCCCGGCATCGACATCGACTCCACGATGGAGCCGGACGACAGCGCGAGGATCATCTCGGCCTTCGAGAAGATGCAAATCTGGCAGGAGCTTGGGGACGCAATCCGTTGGTCACGCCTTTATGGCGGCGCCGGCGCGGTGGTGCTGATCGACGGGCAAGACACCGCGACGCCTCTGCGGCTCGACACTGTGTCGAAGGGGCAGTTCAAGGGGCTTTACACCGTCGACCGCTACATGGTCACGCCGTCGATGAACGACATCGTGACGGACCCGGGACCATCCTACGGCAAGCCGGCCACTTACAAGATCGTCACGGTCGGGACGCCTCTTGATGGAAAGACGGTCCATCATTCCCGGTTCATCCGCTTCGAGGGGCCGCGCCTCCCGTTCTACCAGCGCATCGCCGAAATGGGCTGGGGTATGTCGATCGTCGAACGGCTCTATGACCGCCTCGTTGCGTTCGACTCCGCGACGCAGGGTGCGGCACAGCTTGTCTTCAAGGCGCATCTGCGCACGATGAAGAAGAAGGGGCTGACCAATATCCTCGGCGCTGGCGGCAAGGCTCTTGAAGCCTTGGCCAGAGACATCGAGGCCATCCGCCGGTTCCAAACCAGCGAGGGGATGACCGTCGTCGACGCTGAGGACGATATCCAATACGCGACATATACGTTCTCTGGTCTCTCCGACATGATCATTCAGTTCGGGCAGCAGATTTCCGGCGCGCTGCAAATCCCGCTGGTGCGCCTGTTCGGTCAGTCCCCCGTGGGAATGAACGCGACGGGGGACAGCGATCTGCGCACCTACTACGACGGGGTGAAATCGCAACAGGAAGCGAAGTTGCGCGGCCCCATGACGACGGTGCTCGAACTGACCAGCCGATCCGAACTCGGCGCGCCTTTGCCGCCGGGATCGAACTTCGATTTCGTTTCCCTCTGGCAGATGTCTGAAAAGGAAAAGGGCGATGTCGCGGCGACGCGCGCCGGCGCCGTTGTCGGGGCCTTCGAAGCCGGAGTCATCAGCAAGAGCGTCGCACTTCGCGAGCTTCGAGAGTCCTCTGAAACCACGGGCGTCTTCTCGAATATCACCGACGAAATGATCGAGGATGCAGCGGACGACCCGCCGAAGCCATCAGAAATGGAAGCCGGAGCGCCAAATGCTGAGCCATCACCCAAGAACGTGCCAGTCCTGCCGCCCACTGACGCTTGATCGCCGCGGCGAGACGTCGGCGAAATCGGCATGGATCAGGGCGCGAAAGGCTGAGGCGCAATATGCGTCGCGCCTGCGCCGCATCGCCCATGTCGTGGGCGAGATCGTTCGGATGGGCTATGCCCCTGACGATCCGCTGGCGCTGTCCTGGATAAGGGTCGCGCTGGCGCGCTATGCCGTCGCGATCCGGCCTTGGGCGGAAAAGGCCGCCGAGGTCATGGTGACGGAGGTGGCGTCTCGGGACAAAGCGGCATGGAAGGCCGCGAGTGAGGAAATCGGGCGGGGGCTCCGCACGGAGATTGAGACCGCCCCCATCGGCGATGTGCTGCGCCAGCGTATGGCGGATCAGGTCGATTTGATCACGTCCCTTCCGAGGGACGCTGCGGAGCGGGTTCACCGGCTCGCCATCGAAAGCATCGAAAACGGCACGCGCGCCTCTGAAATCGAAGCGCGCATTCTTGAGACCGGAAGCGTGACCAAGGCGAGGGCGACGCTCATCGCCCGCACTGAGGTCGGGCGAACCGCAACAGAATTGAACCGCGCTCGCGCTGAGCATGTCGGCTCGACTCATTTCATCTGGCGCACGGTGCATGATGCGGATGTTCGCGCGACACACCGGGCGCTGGACGGGAAATCGTTTCGGTGGGATGAGCCGCCGGAGTGCGACCCGGGGCATCACGCCCTTCCGGGGTGCATCTGGAATTGCAGATGTTGGGCTGAGCCCATCATCCCGAACTAGTCGTCGATCGGTTGCACGACGGGCGGTAGGGCGGACCTGAACCCGCAATATGGACAGAACGCCACCTGCGATCCGACGCCACCGGTGCCGGCGATGAGCCGGCCGTCGGGCTGTTCCTCGCATTCGGTAATGCAAACGTCCTGAAGGAACGTGGCGCGCTCGCCATGGTCGAAGTCGGGGAGATAACCCTCGCACCGGTGGAGCGCGGGGCGGGAAAGCGCACCCTTGAAGAACGTATCCGGCATTCAATCGCCCTGCTTAAGCGGGGCGCATTCTGCCGCGTAGGAACATCAATGTCGAAGCAAAATTTTGACCGTAATAGCGACGTTCTTGTCGTCGAGCAGGTCGGCCGAACGCGGTCGATCACCCCGGAGGGGTTCTTGCTCTGCGAGGGTGTCCGCATCGCGCGCACGGGGCCGATGCTCTACATGCCGTCCGAAATGCGGGACATCGACCCCGGCGCCAGCTCAATGATCGTGGTCGAGCGCGATGCGGATGTCTTGTTCGCGGACGACTGCATTGCGTCGTTCAACGGGAAGCCGGTCACATACGAACACCCCGACGAAATGGTCAACCCGAAGACCTGGCGGGAAACCTCTGTCGGAACAGTTCTGAACCCACGGCGCGGCGAGGGAGCCGAGGCCGAATATCTCATCGCGGACCTTCTCATCACGGACGCCTCTACGATTGAGGCGGTGCAGGGAAGGCCGCTGCAAGTGTCATGCGGTTACGACAGCGACCGCGTGCAGGTCAAACCCGGCGTTGGCCGAACGACCAAAGTGATCGGGAATCATGTCGCCCTTGTCGAAAAGGGGCGGTGCGGCCCGGCGTGCTCCATCCAAGATAGTGAGGTTTCTCCAATGGCCAAACGAACCGTTTGGGACCGCCTGCGCACGGCCTTCAAGGCCAAGGACGAGGCGGCCTTCGAAGAAGAACTGAAGACGGCGCAGGATGAGGACGGGGATGGCAACGAGCCCTCGCCGCCCGTTGTCGTGCATGTCCACAACGCCCCCGGCGACAAGCCGGCTCCTCCGGCCGAAGACCAGAACAAGGACGAAGGCGAGGCGGACCCGGTGGCCGCTGTCGTCGAGGCCATCAAGGCGCTGACCGAGCGCGTGGCGGCGCTCGAAGGCAAGTCCAAGGACGAAGCGCCCGAGGACAAGACCGAAGGCGCCCCCGCGAAGGATGAAGGCCCGGACAAGCCCGAGGGCGACATGTCGACCAAGGACTCCGGCGCCTTGGTCGAAGAGTTCAAGGACACGCTGTCGCGCGCCGAGCTTCTCGCCCCCGGGATCAGCCTCCCGGTCTTCGACGCCAAGGCGAAGCCGAAGATGACGGTCGACGCCATGTGCGGGCTTCGCAAGCGCGCGCTTGAAAAGGCCCTCTCCGACGATCAGCGCAAGGGCCATGTGACGGCCGTTCTCGGCGCCAAGCCGGACGTGGCCAAGATGATCTGCGACGTGACGGCCATTACGTTCAGCGCCGCCTCCGA